ATGCTCACAATGATATTGCGTTTGTAAATACCCACACCAATACGCACGTGAATTTGCACACTGATATTGCGTTTAGCAATTCACACACGAATACCCATACAAATACGCATACGAATACGCATACGAATACGCATGCGGACACGCATACGAACATTGGGTTTGCTAGTTCGCATTCAAACGCCCATACCAATCGGGCGTTTAGTAGTTCGCATTCCAACGCGCATTATAACGTTGCCTTTGGTAGTTCGCATTCCAACGCGCATTATAACGTTGCCTTTGGTAGCTCTCATTATAATATTGCATTTGGCAATTCCCATTCCAACGCGCATTATGACGTTGGCTTTGGTAGCAGCCACGATGATTATTATGATTATGAGTTTGGGTATACCGCAAACTACTATGATAATCCTTTTGGTAATTCCCATTCCAACGCGCATTATGATATTGGATTCGGTAACGCGCATTATAATATTGGATTTGGCAATTCCCATTCCAACGCGCACTACAATCTTGGATTTGGCAATTCCCATTCCAACGCCCACTACAATCTTACCTTTATCAATTCCCATTCCAACGCCCACTACAATATTGGATTTACCAGCACGCATTCCAATATACACACGAACATGCATGCGGATACGCATACCAATACGCATGCGAATTTACACACCAATATTGCATTTGTGAATACGCATTCCAATACACACACCAACACGCACTCGGATGTAACGCACGTCGATAAACCAACGGTAGTGGTATAAATAATTTACGAGGTGATATATGATTGTTGAATGGAAGCGCGTGGCCAAGCCACAAACCGATGGATATGATTCGTATGTAATTGGTGAATTTTTAAAAACTCACTATGGATGGCAACGAAGTGTTCCTACAAGTGAGTGGCGGTTATGTGATGGGAAAGTTGCGATCGTGCCAGACCGAACTGTAACCACCGATGGGATTAATCCCGATAATCCTATGATTGATGGAATGCCTTACGTCACTGAGGAACGTTTATCAAAAATTAATCATTTTCTTATGGCGTGGCCCGAAGGGGGGCTCATGCTACAATTATTCATGGATGAGTTCTGGCCCAAATGGTCTAAACTTATGGATGGAGAAGCGGCCCGAGGTTCTTCATCGGGACATTATGAAATTGTCAACTGCACCCGTGAGGGTCATCTTAAAGGCGTCGCAGTAAATGCCACATATGTAACGATGAATGACCCACAAGGATGCTGTGAAGGCATTTATCATGAGGTTGGCCATGCGCGATTGGAATCGTTAGGATTGGGAATTGATGCCCATGACAACGCGTTACTTTTAAATGGTCCTGACGAACTTTATGATTCTCCGGTGCGATGGGACGTTAAGCGACCGATGTCTGCGGTTGTGCAAGCTGTATATTCATGGATTACTCTGACAGAAGCCGACATTCAATGTGGGACAAATTTGACCGGCATTGATATTAAAGACCCTGTGCGAAATCCAACGTTGACTCCGGCTGAAGCTTCTAGTTTTTATATGATGACCAATATTCCCAAAATTCAAGATGGGTTGGAAGAAATTCGAAAATATGCAAAACTTACGCCTGCGGGGGTTGACTTCATTGACGGCTATTTGGAATGGGGACATTCGGTAGTTGATCGCGGATTAGCGTTACTGAAAGCGGTGCACAAAGAAAATTTTGATGCCCAATATGCTACCGCGTTACAATATCGGGTGGAACGAGAGCGCGTATTGCGTGAAGTTGAAGAAAAGAAAAAGCAAGACGCGTCATATGTGCATGGTCATGCATATAATAAAGTATTGATGGATAAGTTGAAAGAGAAAGAAAAGGCTGAGTTGACGGGGCAGTAAGAACGTGTAGTGCTGCTAAATACAAGATATGGCACTACCGTCGACCCGCACGCAGCTTAAAAGCTATATCAAACGCCGATTGGGAGAGCCGGTCATCACCGTCAATGTGGCGGATGACCAGCTCGAAGAACGTATTGATGATGCGTTGGCGTTATTCCAAGACTACCATTTTGAATCTTCAGAAAAAGTATATCTAAAGCATCAATTATCTTTTTCTAATCTGGTATTTTCCGCAGCCAGTACGGGAACGTTCACGAATAATGAGATTATTCGGGGGCAAACAAGCAATACCGTAGGACGGGTTCATACTCAACAATCCAACACGACATTAGACTTTGTCTATTCACGCACCAGCAATACGGTTACCTTTACAGTTGGTGAACAGATTGTGGGAGACGACTCGAATGCGAGTGCTACCATTTTGACCATCAATACGGGGGATTGGGATAACCAATGCGTCCCGCTTTCTAACCTTGTTATGACGGTTTACCGAGTGCTAACCCTTGATGGGTTTTCATCAGGGCGCGGAACAGGATTATTTTCTGCGAACTATCAGTTTTTAATGAACGACCTGTCGTGGCTGACCAGTAGTAGCGTGATTCCTTATTTCCTCACGCGGTCACACATGGAAATGCTTAATGATATGTTCGTGGGAGATATGCAAGTACGATTCAATCGTTATATCAATAAACTGTATTTGGACATTGACTGGAATCGGCGGGTTCGTGCAGGAGATTATATTGTGGCCGAGGTGCAGCGAATATTAGATCCTGCCAGCTATTCAAAAATATGGAGCGACCGATTTCTTCGTGACTATGCCACGGCCCTTGTAAAACGTCAATGGGGGCAAAACCTCATCAAGTATGAAGGAGTTCAAATGCCAGGAGGCGTCACCTTCAACGGACGTGGAATATACGAGGAAGGCAATCGAGAAGTCACGGAATTGGAAGAACGCATTCGTTCGCATTTTGAATTACCTCCAGAATTTTTGGTAATGTAGGAGGTTGTCAATGGCGACCAACCAATACGTTCGCTGGTGGGATGATACGAACGAACAGAATCTTCTTCAGAGCTTAATGACCGAGGCCATCAAATTTCATGGCTTAGATGTAGTGTATATGCCCCGTTCGATGCGACGGGAAGACACGTTGTATAATGAAGACGTTTTAAGTAAATTTACGTCGGTTTATAATATTGAAACATACGTTAAAAACGTGATGGGATGGGATGGGCAGGGAGATTTCTTAAGTAAGTTTGGATTACGAGTTGATGATAAAGTTACCATTCTTATTTCTAAGGAACGCTTTGAACAGTTAGTTCCTGCGACGCGTCGCACGTCAGGGACAATTAGTGCAGATACAGCAAACACAACCGTAACAGGCACAAACACTCGATTTAAAAAAGACGTACGGGTTGGTGATACCATTACTACCGTTAGTAGTGGACAATTACGCGCCGTAACGGCGATAACGAATAATTCGTCGCTAACAATTAATTCTGCGTTTACGACTACGGTCACCAATGAATATTTTTCAGTGCCTCCGGCAACTGGAATTCTTGCGCCACCAGCACGACCCACAGAAGGCGACTTAATTTATTTCCCGTATCCCCTGAACGTAATGATGGAAGTCAAATTCGTAGAACATGAAAAATCACAAGGGCAATTTTATCCCCTTGGTAAATTAACATTCTACGAAGTACATTGTGAAATTTGGACATACAGTCATGAAGTTATTGAAACGGGAGAAGAAGAGATTGATGAATATGCGCAACAATATGAATATCAACTTGATCTTGAGCTTGGCTCTGGTTCCGGCACATATACGGCAAATGAAAAAATATATCAGGGTAGCAGTTTAAGCGAAGCGGCCGCGACGGGTAATGTTGTTTCATGGGATGACACTAACAAAATTCTTCGTGTTGCAAATATTACCGGCACCTTTGCGACACAACAATTAGTTAAAGGAGATAGCTCGGGAGCGGCCTATTATCTCGACGAAGATCCGGATACAATGCTCTTGCCCGCCGATCCAACCGCAGACAATGAATATCTGGATGAAGAGGATAATGATATTATTGATCGTCGTCAGCAGCATCGAATCGTAGGAGGGGTGTAATATGTTTGCGCCATTCTATCACGAGTTGCTTCGAAAATATCATGTTGCATTTGGATCAGTTTTCAAAAATATCACAATTCTTCGACGAGAAACGCCCGATGGAGAGTCCGAAGAACTACAACGAATTGTTGTGCCGATTGAATACTCTGCGCGAGACGCGTGGTTAACGCGATTACGAACCGACCCCGATTTAGCAAATCGAAAATCGGTTGTACTGCCGCGATTTGGATATGAAATGACTGGGTTGCGATATGACGCAGCACGAAAACTTAATAGTTTAAATCAACGATTGTCGCCACGTCGTGATCTATCTTCTAACACAATGCGTCGATATTTTACGGGGACACCATATATTTTAACGTTCAATTTATATGCACTCACGGATGCCATTGAAGAAGCGAATCAAATAGTTGAGCAAATTGTACCAATATTTACGCCGGACTATTCATTAATGCTTCGGTTGTTGCCTTCATTAGGTATATTAGATCGTATGCGTATCGTGTTAGATGGTTCTCCGCAATGGACTGATAATTATGAAACTGCTGGTTTTGAAGGATCGTCTGGTTATCGGGAAATTATTTTAACGTTTTCGTTTAATGTATCTGCAACGTTTTACGGCCCAGTAGCGGCGGTTGATCCGAAAATTATTCGTCATA